ATTGCTGGAGCGTATATGCCCACCAGTCTGGATGACAATCTGGTTACCGTAGAGCTTGTTGATGAACGCAGTCATGGTGGCAAGCTGCTCGGCGTAATTGACGCTTGTCCCGATGTAATCGGCAATTGCACCGTATCCACCATTGACGGCAGAGCAAATGTCGGGCCACGCCTGTGCAATTACTCCGGTGTCGGGGGCGGTGAGGCGACCCCACGCGGAGCCATTCCACATGTATATGCCGTAGGTGGCTGCCATCTTGAGGGCAAAGTCGTAGAGGTTGGCCGAGACCGGAAGCGTGGTGTACTTACCAAGGTAGCGAGGAGCCATGTCTGCCACGGCTTCTGGAATGTACTCAGCCACCGCTGTGGTCGCACCCTCCGCGCTCTGCCCTGCAAGATCGTTCAAGTACCCACGATCCACGGAAGCCACAAACCACGGTGGTATGATCGAGGGGGGAATCTCAACACCGTTGGTCAGGGGGGTGTCCGGAGCGATAACGTCTGAATCGTAACTCCGCTCGTCGTACTTGGTCATGGTGAGTTTGCCTGACAAATCCTCCTGGATCTCCACGGCAACCACCATTGCGCTCACCGACTCTTCTTCTGCCTTCCCAAACATGAAAAGGTCTCCGCCATTGGCGTCAGCCATGACACCGAGGGAGGCCACGGCAACCGTCAACCGTTTGGTCTCGATGACATCGCCGGCAGACGTACATGGGTTCACGAGGTTCTTGATGTACGAGTTATCAGGAGTGCGCACGCGCACCGCGTACGCTGTTCCGTAGACGAATCGGCACATTTGATCCACGACTATTTCCGTGACGTTTGACGCTGCGTTCACCCGCACCAAGTCAATAATGCGCCCCTGGGATGTCACCGTGTTCATGGTGTCGTAAGATACCCGTACAATGTCGCCAGCAGTGACTACGAGCTGTTCGGCGTCCATGTTTACGGTGTACACCTCATCCTGGTAACGAATCGTATCAAGATAGTACCTCCCCATCGCTACCGCCTTCACACTGTCAGTTGTGGCAGGAAGCGAAAGTGCTTCAAACTCGGTAGCCAACTCCCACCCCGTCGCAGGGAGTGTGTGCGGATTCCCTTCGTAATCCCGGGTCACACCATCGCGTTTGGTATCGTATACATACCCATCTGCCAGCGCGATAACCTCATCTTCGATGTATCCTTCCGCCGCGTTGGTAAACGACACACGCACACCATGCGGGAACTTTTGAAACTTCTTGGTGACCGAGAAACCCCACGAGTTGAACGGCGTGATGTGCTGAACGATAGTGTCCTTGGCAAAGTCGTAAATCACCGAGTATTTGCCGTCCACCACGGTCATCTTGGCACGTCCTGAAGCCGCTATGGTGTCCAACGTATCCTTGAACGTAACACTGGCACCTTCCACAAGATCACAGTAATATCCGTTGAGGTCGCATGCCTGCGCCCACGCCTTGAGCGTGGGGAGATCCAACTGGGCCACGGTCACCGGGCGAGGGTTGTACTGCCCCATGCAGGCGTGAATAAACGCAGCGGCGGGATTTCTGGGGAGAGCGCGGATGTCAAGCTCATCTCCTGTCGCCCCCGTGCGTGCATATCGGGAAGACGCAACCACGTTGAACTGCTCTAGGCTTCCCGACAACTGCTGCGTGGCGCGTGCACGCATGGCCACAAAACAGCATTTGGAAAGCATGGCCGATGACACCACCGATCTGTTGGTAGTTGACGTAACCGAAAGGAGGGTTGCTGCATCCACGATTTTGGTATCCGTTACCTCAGTCGCCCACCGCGTAACAAGAACTTGGTACTGCCCAGAGGTCACTGCCTGTTCCGACACAAAGCGAATCGTGAAGTTTTGGGCGGCCTTGATCTCTCCGTTGACTGTCGATCCTGCATCTTTCCAGTTGTTTGTAAAGGGAATCCACGCATTTGCTTCTGGGGTCGTAGCGTTGTGAACTCGGTAGAAGCACCTGTAGTAGGTTGTAGCCACCGTTTTCGCTGTTCCTTCCCACGCCAACAAGCCACTGGGGAACTCAATTATGACTTCTATTTTCTCTGTCTGCTTGGGGGTTACTGTGTACTCTCCGGGAAATCGTTGGAATTGCCCAAGTTCCGAAGCCCAGTACTCTCCTGGCACAAGGGTATTTTTGGCCACATAGATATTGTTGTTGTTGACTCCGGTAACCTTCAAAAACTGGCCGCTATTCAACCCAGCGAACGTAACGTAATCACCCAAGCGCACATCGTAATCATAACCCCAGTTGACGCCTACGTTCCTAATCATGTGCTCAGTCACAGTAAACCTGGACGATGTGGAAATACTGGTGCGCAAATCAAAACGATCCAGTGACTTGTTCATGATTTGCTGCTTCACGATGCTGCTGCACCACGAAGGAAGCGCTCCACCATCCTGCACAATGGTGACTTCGCAATCGGCTATTTCTCCAAATGACGTGACTGCTCCCGTGTACGGAACAGTCTCCGCAATGAGGCGATCACCAAACTTCATTGTGGAGAGATCCAGCCCCGTGTACCCAACGACATAAAGCATGTTCAGGTACATATTTCGCCCGTATGCCTCCGTCGCCCCCGGGGCACTCGATGTACTAGACGGGTAACTGATAGTTACAAAGGGAGTCATGGCATAGTACGGGACGATCAGCCTTTTGCCGTAAATCATGGGGATCTTGCCATTCTGGGCTATGGAATTACTGCCTCCCGTGAGGGAAGGTCGCTGAATGGACTTTCCCGCAAGCGAATCTGTCGCCATTCGTGTGTAGTATGAAATCCCCGAGGCGGACATGAGCGATCCAACAATGGATGATCCCATGGCGATCCATCCCCAAATTGGTTGTAGCCCTGGGATGAACCCAATGATCATGGCAGCCACCATGAAGATAGCTCCGCCCACTGTCTTCAGATTTGCAGCGCCTTCACTTTGCGCACCCATCGGCACCACGCGAATGACGACCGTGTCGTGGGAGTTTATATACTGCGTACACCACCGTTCCTGCTGGACGGCGATGCCATTGTGCATGATGAGCACAGCATCCCGAGGGCAATCAGGGAGGTACTGCACCACGATGTCCTGTAATGACATGGCGAGTGGCGGCGTAAGTGTAATACGTTCCGCACGCAAGGGATGCGGGAAGATGTAGCAAGTGTAGGTTTCAGACAACACGATAGTACCCCTCGATGCGCGTGGATATCCTGGGGCTGGCAAGCCGCTCCACACGCGAGGAGCTGCGGCCCAGGGGGTCAGAGTGCAGAACATGATCGGAGTCAATACAAATACCGACATGACAGGGTTGACCGAAGAACGTCATGAGGACAATATCCCCTTCCTGGGGGGCATCTACTTTGGTGAAGTTGCGCGACTCCTGCATGGTTCCGACCAACGGAACCACGGTGGCTGTAGACAAGTCATCGTAGAACACGGAAAGGGACGGCACGAAAATCTCGTAATGCTCTGCCAAGACGATACGCACCAGTCCCCAACAATCGGCACCTGCTCGACTCCGCCCCTTCATGACAAAAGGAATACCGACGTACTTATTGACCCATTGCGTGCTTGCCATCTCTTGCCTCAAAAGATTGCAGGAGCATTTTGGGGCGTAAACTCAAGCGGCCCCATGTTGTTCTCAAGTCTCTCTTCGTATACAAGATCCCCAGTGATGGTGACCCCGTCACAAGTCACGTTGCGCAAAATGAACGACCATTCCACCATACTCTCAATAGTATCATTATACATGGCCGCCACGGTCGTTACCGTTGGCGCGGAGGTAAGCGACCGAATCAGAGAGATAATCGTACCATCCACGGCGTCAATGGTCAGCGACGCATTGGTTATCCCTGACTCCCCTTGATCCGGTGGATTGAACTTGAACGCACAGGCCACGTAGGTGTTGCCCCCGTACACGACATTCTCGGTGTTATTCACAAAGTAAAGCGATCCCCCTGTGTAATCGATACGCAGGAGGATGGGAAGCATCGCGGACATTTGCGAAGCGTACAGAAGCGCACGATGGGCGGAACTTATGGCTCTCATGGCATTTTCTCCAGAGTGAATGAGACATCGAAATCCACTGCTGAGGCGACCGACATTTTCAAAGTGTCCTTCTTGAACCGCACCCGCCACGATGTGCTGGTGTTCATGGGGTCAGGAAAGAGGAAGACATCGACACCGGAATGGGTGGTGGTGACAAAGAAATCGTAGATCTTCATCCACTCCGCATAGGTGGTGATCATCTTGATCGTGATGAGATCCACTCCGGTGGAGTACCTTCGGCGCTTCTTGACCACGCCGGAATCCATGGTGGTCTCCATAGAGGTGTCCCCTGGCGTGTACGAATATCCGTCACGCACAGGGGTAGGTAAACCGCGCCCTTCCCAAAATATGGTTGCCATTACATCCTCCTCGCGCCAACAGGAACCAACCCAAACCGCTTGAATGCCGTATCCTGCTCACCGGACGCAATGGTCTTCCTCACCGCATCCCGGATTACCGCTGTAATGAGTTTGGTGCCATCCGCCCGTTGCTCCTCGCGTGTTTCAATATCCGCACCCGACGATCTCTGATCAATGATCTGGAACACCGTAGTAGGACTCCCGCCACCCGTCGCGTGCACCCCGAGTTTACCATTCACCCGGGTAAGCGGCAATATGCCCTCTTCACCGGCCTCGCCCATGACTCCAAAACCGCCCCCGTGTCGGAAGAACGTGGGCTTCGACACGATCTTGTTGGTGAACACGCCACCGTTGGCAAAGGCCGCTACCCTCCCATATTGGTCATACGCGCCACCCATCGCGTCCTCGTAGAACGTTCCGTGCGTTGACGTAGAGGACGACGAGGAGGAACTGGAGTTGGCATACGCTGCTGATATTCCACTTACACCTGCGGCAATAAGAAGACCCATACCCAATAAGAACCCCTTACCGCCAGGGATTTCAAACGCAGATTTGGCACCTGCGAGGAGGATAGACGGCAGTGCATTCAAGATGGACTTGGCGAAGGTCTCCAGCGGGTTACCCTCCCCTGTAGCAATCAGCGTGCCAATAGAGGATGCCACATCCATGAATGAGGAGTACAGAGCATCGAGACTCAATTTGCTGATGTTAGTCCATAGCTGACTGATCTTTTCCACCGCGTACAGCTCTTTGTATAACCCCTGTAATTCATCTTGCAGGTTTAATGTCCACGCTGCGGCATGCTTGCCACGAATCTCCTCCTTCGCAACAATCTCCCCTTGGATCTTCTCCATTTCCCTCCACAGCGGGACAGATTTTGCGGCCTCCCCTAGTGCTTGCGCGTTGGCTTGTGCCATGACCAGGTTTCGTTGTGCCAGTGTAACTTCTTGCGACGTAGAAGTACTATCAACTTTTGCAAACTCTTTGTCGGCATTCACGAGCATTTCGTAGCGATTTTTCATTGCCTGGGTGAATGTGGCAGGACGCTCCGATGTAAGTAGTGATGGAGCTTCCCTAGGCATAGCG